CTTTGGAGTTTCAAGCATTAAAAGTAGAAGTCCATTATTTCATTTCTTAATGGAAGATGGTGGAATTTGGTGGAGAATGCCTATTAACGCTTTTTGCACAAAGCCAAATGTTCCAGAAGAACCAATTCACAATCTTGTTTTATGGAATTCTTTTAGTCCATATGTTTCAGTTACAAAGTTTGAAAATTTAAGCAATATGAGAATGTCTTATACAGATAGAAATAAAACAGTTGTGCTTGGAAAGTATTTGTTTACACTTGATTGGCATAATCCAGAAACAAACATTTTAGACGATGGATATTCTGAAAATCCAGGACAGCATAAATGTGGGCATGTAATTCAAAGAGATGATGGAAATTTTGCTATCCAGCCAAACAATCGTGTAAGATTAAAAGAACCTTCTTTTGTAACAAAAAAAGATTTGGTAATACAAAGACTTATTAATACAAATAAATGGGATGTTGAAAGTTACGACAAGTGGATACTTGAGGATTCCAATGCCTATAACTATGATGTTCTTGAATTTGATGGTGAAGTATGAGCGATAGAGACATGTTTTTATTTAAAGAGGAAGATTCTGACGTAATCTTAATTGTAAGAACTCTTGCTCCAACAAAGTGGATATTGATGGATCGTGAAACTGGACAGATGTATCAAGGTAGCCCTCACGGATATTGGAATAGGCTTGATCCCGTTATTAAAGTTGACAAAGAGGCATGATGTCTGCTAAACTGTATACATCAGAAGTCTTTATGCGTAAACGATATGTTATGGATAAAAAGACTCCAGAAGAGATTGCTAAGGAGTGTGGATGTACAGTAGAGACTGTTTATGTTTACCTTGCAAAATTTGGATTAAGGAAGTCTAAGCGATGAGCGATAATTTAAACATTACGGTTGATCAAGTTAGCCATCCAGCACACTACACAACAGACCCATCTGGCGTTGAATGCTTAGAGATAACTAGGCATAGAAATTTTAATATAGGCAATGCCATTAAATATCTTTGGAGAGCAGGATTAAAAAATGAAGACAAACATGTTGAAGATTTAAAGAAAGCAATTTTTTATATTCAAGATGAAATCTATAGAATTGAAAGAATAAATCATGTCAACTGAAGTAGAACTTATTGAACACTTAGATCAAATAAACAAAGTAGTAGAAGAATATCTAAAGGGTAGCGACCCAACCAAGATTTCAAAAGATTTAAGTATGCCTAGAGTTAGAGTTGTTGCACTTATAAATGAGTGGAAGGTTATGGCTTCTGCCAACGATGCCATTCGAGGCAGGGCTAAAGAAGCACTAGCAGCAGCAGATCAGCATTACGGTAAGTTAATTTCTAAAGCCTACGAAGTTATTGATGAGGCTGGATTAAACAATAATCTTGGAGCAAAGACTAACGCAATTAAATTAGTATTAGATATTGAATCTAAAAGAATTGATATGCTACAAAAAGCAGGGTTGCTAGAAAATAAAGAATTAGCAGAAGAGATCTTAGAGGTTGAACAAAAACAAGAAGTATTGATTGGCATATTACGTGATATTGCTTCTGAGTACCCACAAGTAAGAGATGAAATTATGAAAAGGTTATCATCTATTGCTAAAGATAATGAGGTAATAACAATTGTCCACGATGTTCAATGAGTTTCTAGAAGTACTTGAAGACAATAATTTTTTAGAGGTTCCAGTAGATGCAAAAACATTTATTGAATCTCCAAACTATTTAGGCCAACCTCCATTGTCAAAAATACAATATGAAATTGTTGAAGCAATGAGCCAAATATACAAGCAAGAAGATTTAGAAAAAATAATGGGAACAGTGGAAGGTAAAAAATATTATGACAAATTTACTAAAAACGAAATTATTCTACAACTTGGGAAGGGTAGTGGCAAAGACTTTACTTCGACTGTGGCTTGTGCCTATATTGTTTATAAGTTACTATGTCTTAAAGACCCCGCAAGATACTTCGGAAAACCAAGCGGAGACGCAATAGATCTTATTAACGTTGCTATAAATGCTCAGCAGGCAAAAAACGTTTTCTTTAAAGGATTTAAAAATAAGATTGAGAAATCTCCTTGGTTTGCAGGAAAGTACAATGCTAAAGCAGACTCTATTGAATTTGATCAATCAATAACTGTTTACTCTGGACACTCAGAAAGAGAATCTCATGAAGGTTTAAACTTATTACTTGCTGTACTTGATGAAATTTCTGGATTTGCTTCTGAAGTTGGAACTGGCAATGAACAAGGAAAAACTGCAGAAAACATTTATAAAGCCTTTCGTGGTTCTGTAGACTCTCGTTTTCCAGATCTTGGCAAGGTTGTATTGCTTTCTTTTCCAAGATACCCAGGAGACTTTATATCGGAAAAATATGATAGCGTAATTGCTGAAAAAGAAGTTGTTGAAAAAACCCATAAGTTTATTTTAAATCCAGAACTAGGAGACACTCCAGACAATTCATTTGAAATTTCCTGGGATGAAGATTATATTATTTCATATAAGTTTCCTGGAATCTTAGCATTAAAAAGACCAACATGGGAAGTAAACCCAACAAGAAGTATTGAAGATTTTAAACATGCATTCTATACAGACTTAGGTGATGCAATGATGCGCTTTGCATGTATCCCAACATTTTCATCAGATGCATTCTTTAAACAAAAAGATAAGTTAGTTAAGTGTATGACATTAAGAAACCCACTAGATTCTAATAGAAGGTTTGATGAATCTTTTAAACCAGACCCAGACAAAACATATTATATACACGCAGACCTTGCACAGAAGCATGATAAATGTGCTGTTGCTATTGCACACGTTGATAAATGGGTTAACATTCAAGTTATTAAAGATTATGAACAGGTTGCACCAGTTGTTGTTGTAGATGCTGTTGCATGGTGGGAGCCAAAAATTGAGGGGCCAGTAAACTTATCTGAAGTAAAACAATGGATCATTAACCTAAGAAGGCAAGGATTTAACATTGGCATTGTATCTTTTGATAGATGGCAATCATTTGACATTCAAAATGAACTTAAGGCTGTTGGAATAAATACAGATACAGTTTCAGTTGCTAAAAAACATTATGAAGATTTGGCAATGATGGTTTATGAAGAAAGAATTGCAATGCCACAAATTGATTTATTGCTTCAGGAACTTTCTGAGTTAAAGATTATGAAAGGTAACAGAGTAGATCACCCACGTAAATCATCTAAAGATTTAGCAGATGCTGTTTGTGGTGCAGTCTATGGAGCAATTGCACATACACAAAAAGATTTAAACTTAGAAATTGATGTACATACTTGGGGCAGTGCTGCAAAAGAAAGAAATAGGCAGGAGTTTCAAGAAAAAGAAGATAAACGTAATATGCAAATGCCAAAAGACGTTGAAGAGTTTTTAGGAAAATTTAATTTATTATAGTCAGTTTGACGCAGTTCTTATATATCTGCTATAATAAGGTATAGTCATAAAGGCTAAAATCATGTTAACTTATAGGAGAAAAATGAACTTATTTAAAAAGATTGCTGTTACAGCAGTTAGTGCGCTTGCCCTGTCTGGAGTGTCTGTAATTACATCAGCCCCAGCCAATGCAGCAATTACTGGAATTCTATCAGTAGATACCGTTCCAAACCGTTCATCATCATTATCTAATGGCGTTGCATCAGCAACTGCAGCAGATAACAAGGTCTCTGTTTCAATGATTGCTCTTTCAGATACATCTGGGGCAAGCGAAACAGTAACTGTTCGTGGTCGTATTATTTCAAATCCAACACCAGCAACAGTAGACGCAACAACTCAAATTACAGTTGGAGACACTCTTGTGGCTCTTGCAACTTTATCAAACAATACTGCAGCAACTGTTGTTCTAGGCGGAAGTGATGAAACAGTTACGGTTGATTCTGTAAGCGTTTTGTCAAACGCATTTAGAACTCCAGGAACTTATAAAATTTTATTATGGATTGACAACGTGGGAAATACAATTGGCGGAAACTCAACCATTGATGGTGGAGAGGCTTACTTTACTGCAGATATTAAAGTCGGAGGAACTCCAGTTTCATTAGAAACAAGTTCTTCTTCTTTAGTAACAGCAGGAGATGTTTCAGTCGATCTTGGAATTACACTTAAAGATACCAATGGTATTCCAACACTACTTCGTAATTCTCTAGAAAGAATTACAGTTTCTTCAACTATTGCAGTTGGATCAACAGAAACGTTAACTGTAACAAAAGGTAAGTTAACTGCTCCAGGAAGTGTTTTAACAACCGTTTCCCGATCTGGAACACCAACAACAAACACATTCTTAGAGTCAACAGACTCACTTACAGCATCAACAGGATCATATGATCTTCATGCTAAGCACACTGGTTCAACAAGTTCTACTCTTACATTTAACTTAGGTGGAATTTTAACTCCATCAGTTGCCAAAGTCGTAACATTTACAACAAATCCAGTAGCAACTGCAACAAAGGTTGCTCTTTCAAGTGCCATCGGAGTTTCAACATCTACAGTTAAGTATGTTGCTCCAGTTGCAATTGAGACACCAACATCAACAACATATTTTGCTAGTACCTCTTCTGCATCAACACTTGGTTGGTCCATTAGCGGAACAGCAGGATCGATTGTTAATGCTAAGATTA